GTGGCTGAAAACGTGACGGACCTGAACGCGATACGGCAGCAGGTGGACCAGCGGAAAGCCGAGGAGCAGGAAAAGTTCGGCGGAGGCGGCGGCGGAACGGACGACGGTTTACCGAGTTCGTTTGTGCGCAACTGCCTGGACTCTAACGAATTGGGCGACGGCACACTTTACGCCGAGTTGCATCGTGGCCAGTACCTTTACAACCAGTCGGGTGACGATTGGTTGGAGTGGACCGGGCACCATTGGACCCTGGACACGCGAGCACGCCACGCCCGGCGCGACGTGGAGCGAGTAGCCCAGACGTATTTGCAGGAGCACAATCGTCTCGGCGATGAACTCAACCACCTGGGACACACAGACGAGGCCAAAAGTCGGGCGGCGGCGTTGCTCAAACAGCAGAGCCAAATTTTAAAACGTGTCTCCAAACTGAGATCCAGGCCGGGGCAGGGCGGCTGTCTTGAATACGCCGCGATATGTGACAACCCTATCGACGTGCTGGCCGACGAGCTGGACAACAAACCCACGCTGTTGGCTTGCCCGAACGGGGTTGTCGACCTGAAATCCGGACAGCTGCGCGACGGGCGTCCGGAGGACTACCTGCACCGCGCAACTGCCGTGCCGTACGATCCGGACGCCGACGTGAAACCTTGGGAGGACTTCTTGTGGGAAGTCTATGAGAACGAGGAAAAAATCGCGTTCCTGCAGCAGTTGTTCGGGTACGCAATCATGGGTTTCGATCGGCGCGAGGAGGTCCTGGGCATTTTTTGGGGCGCAGGCGGAAACGGCAAGGGCGTGCTGTTCGAGATAATAAAATACTGCATGGGCAGCTTGGCGGGGGTGATCCCAGCCGACATGCTGCTGGAACAGAGCAAACAGCGCAACAGCTCCGGACCGACCCCGGAAATTATGGGCCTCAAAGGTTTGCGAATAGCGATCGGTTCAGAAACCGGAGAGGGCGGTAAATTCTCGACCGAACGCGTTAAATGGCTTTCCGGAGGCGACACGCTGACGGGCCGCTCTCCGCACGACAAACACTCGACCGAGTTTCCCCCAACGCACACTCTGTTTGTACAAACAAACTACCTGCCTCACGTTTCACCCACAGATATTGGATTTTGGAGGCGTGCAATACTTATAGATCACCCGCATCTATTTGTAGATAAACCGAGCGCTCCAAATGAAAAACTCAAGAATCCCGGACTATTCCAAGAACTGAAAGCACATCCGTCCGGCCCATTGCGGTGGATGGTGGAAGGCTCCCTTGCCTACTGGCAGGCGGGGGGGCGGCTCGTGCCGCCGGATTGCGTTCGCCAGACAACAGATCAGTACCGGCGCGACGAGGACACTATACAGGATTTTATAGAAGCCGAGTGCGTGTTGGGTTCCGGCTACCAGTGCGGCGCATCCGATCTCTATACGCGGTTCAGCGAGTGGTACGAGTCGAACGTCAAGAAAAAGGTTCCGTCGCAGCAGTGGTTCGGGAAGCAGCTCACACAACGCAACTTTGAAAAATTCACATCTAACGGCGTGAAATACAAGGGGATTGGTCTACAGTCAAACGACGACCGACCCATGTTCTAGGAATATTGCGTCGGAAGGACGGAAGGAGCGCTCTCTATAAAATAAGAATATTTTTAAATATAAAAATATAAAAAAATATTCTTAAAAAAGGTTCCAAGGTTCCAATGAAAATAAAAAATATGAAAAATCAAATAGTTAAAAATTGGAACATTAACGGAACCACGGAGGGATATTAAAAATGTTTTTTAACGACCTCGTCTCCTCGCCGGGTTTTATCCGGGCCGGGGGCAAGCACGGCGGAGAATATCACGGCCCGTGCCCCGTATGTGGTGGGAACGACCGGTTCCACGTGTGGCCGGAGCAGCCCACCGAGACCGTGCCGGGCCGGTACTGGTGCCGCCAGTGCGGAATCGACGGCGACGCTATCCAGTTTTTACGCGACGTGGAGCGGCTTTCGTACAGCGACGCCTGTTCCCGGCTTGGTCTATCGTCTGCTGGTGTTGACAGGTTCCGCACGCCGCGCGCTCCTCGCCGTCGCGGCCAGTCTGTAATCCCTCCGGAAACGCACGAACCGCCGAGTGAGCAGTGGCGCGAGCATGCGCAGAAATTTGTGGACTACGCGCACGAGCAGCTGCTGGCGACTCCGGAACGGTTGGCCTGGCTGGCCGCGCGCGGGGTTGGTGTTGGGAGTGTGGAGCGCGGGTTGCTTGGGTTCAATCCTCAAGCCGCATTCCGTGCCCGTTCGGCCTGGAATATTCCCAACGGTCGCAAACCAGACGGCAGCGTGCAGACGCGGCTTTGGATTCCGCCGGGAATAGTGATTCCGTACTACCGCGACGGCGTACTGCACCGCGTTAAAATCCGGCGCGACAAACCCGTTGAGTTCGGCGCACCCTACGTTGTTCTCCCGGGATCGAGCCTCGCGACGTTCGTCACCTCCCTGGACGCCACGGCCTACGTTGTGAACGAGGCCGAACTGGATGCGCTCGCCGAGGCCGAGGCCTGCGGCTGGGAAATCGGGGCTATCGGCCTGGGTTCCGACCGCGTGCGCCCGGACGCGGAAACCCACGCGGCCCTGGAGAAATCTCTGGCTATCCTGCTGGCGTTGGATTTCGACAAAGCGGGGGCCGAGGCCGCGCGCCGTTGGTCTGCCTACTCTCAGTCTGTGCGCTGGCCCGTTCCTGCTGGCAAAGATGCCGGGGAATATTTCGAGCAGGGGGGCGACCTGCACGCCTGGATTCTGGCCGGGCTGCCTCCTGTGTTTCGTGTGCCCGCGCGGGGTGACGAGGTTGGAACCTCGGAACAATGCGCGAGTTCCGTGCCTGGCGGCACGGATAGCGCAGTGGGGGGCGGGGGGCGCGCGCCGAGTGAGCCGAGCGGTGGGGACGAGCCGGGCGGCGTGGTCGCGGCGGAGCGTCCGGCGGTTCCGGCCCCGGATTGCGCCAGCGATTTACGCGGGTTGCTGGCCCACTGCGACAACGTGTCTGTTGTTTCTACTCCCGACGAATTGGGCGTGCGCTGTGTGTGCAGCGACAATCCGGCGGAATGCAGCCGCCGCCGGAAAATTTCAGAATTGGTTTTCGGTGATAATCAACTCGCTGAATGGATAGAATCTATCGGGGGTGTGCTGCCGTGAAAACTCTGCCGAACGTTAAAGCAGTGCGCGAGTACGTGGTTTCGCGAGGGTATTTGCTCTCGCTGTCCACCGCATACAACCACGCCAAGTCCGGGTTGTTCCGCCCGCAGGAGGACGGAACCTATTCCGTAAAATCCGTGGAAAAATACGCGCGCACCCATTTAAAGCAAATGGCTACGGGGAAACGCGAGGCCGAAGATAACGCGGATATTCAGCGCGAAAAAATCCAGGAGGAACTGCGTAAAATTCGGCTGGGCAACGAAAAAATGGAACGCGACGCGGCCCGCGAGCGCGGCGACCTGGTGGAGTTTGCCCAGTTGGAGCGCGAGCTGGCGGCCCGTGCGCGGTTGTTCCGCAACGCCCTGGAAGTGTGGCCGCAGAAAATGGCCAGCCACATTGCGGGAATTTTCGGTGCCGACCCCACCGTTGCCGCGCAGCTGCTGGTGGAGGCTGGCCTAGCCGACGATATCCAAAGCGTGGACCCGGCGCAGGCCGACGCCCTGGCCGCCGCTGTGGGCAAGCGGATAGACGAATTGATTTACGAATTCGACGCTTGTTTGGGGGGATTTTTAGACCCGTATTCCCGGCCCGATTACGTGATTGAGGAGGTTTCGGACCTTGCGGCCAGCAGGGCGCAGAGAGTCGAGGAGGGAGAACGTGGCTGAATTTACTCCGGCGGAACGGGAGATATTCCGCAACAGCGCACGTATCCCCACGCTCGAATGGGTGCGGAAAAATTTACGCCTGGCCACCGGCCCGCAGGCCGGGGCGCTCTACGACCCGGACGTATTGCCCTACGCGGCAGGTGTGTTCGAGGCATGGGACCAGCCCTGGGTGCGCGAAATATATTTTGTGGCTGGATCTCAGAGCGGTAAAACCCAAATCGCCCACGGGTGTTTGTTTTCCGAGATTGCGCAGCGTCCGGCCCCGACTGCTATCTGTATGCCGGACGAAGACGCGTGTGCACGACTTTCGGAACGGCGGCTGCATCCATCCGTTCGTAATTCAATTGCGTTGCGGCGTTTGCTCTCGCGGGAGCGGGACGCGCTGCAGCTGCATAAAATCAAATTTTCAACCTGTGGCCTGGATCTGCTGTGGGTCGGCTCGGAATCGCGCATTTCCACAGAATCATACAAAATTCTCCTGCTAGACGAGCAGGACGCCTACGCCAAAAAAACCGACGCACCTACGGCGCGGGAGCGCGCGAAATCGTACCAATATACCTACAAAATTTTCAACCTGTCTAAACCGCGTGGCAGCGAGGGCGAGAGCACTATTTACGACGAATTGAACAACCGCAGCCAGGTTATAAACAACCTCTACGCGCGGTGTCCTAACAAATTGTGCAACCACCTGCAGCGCATGAAGTTTGAAAACATCGTTGTGCCGGACGGTGAGCGCGACCCGCTGAAAATACTGGACAAGCGGTTGGCTCGGTACCGCTGCGAAAAATGCGGTTGGGAGTGGAACGACGTGATGCGCGACCGCGCTTTGACCCTGGGCGGCTGGGTGCCGGACCGGGACGTGGCGCGTCCGTCTATTGTCGGGTTTCATTTGCGTTCGTGGGAAATGCCCTTTGTTTCGCTTAGTCGCGTAATCGCCGATTGGTTCGCGGCGCAGGGCGACCCGGACAAGCTGCGCGCCTGGCGTAACGACCACGCTGCCGAGCCCTATAGTTTAGAGCCTGTTTCCGCCCTGGCTGACGATCTGCACCAGCGGTTGCCAGCGCCGGAAATAGAGCGCGGCGTAGTTCCTGAGTGGGCCGTTGCTTTGACCTTGGCGGCAGATATGCAGGCGCGGCATTTTTATTTTTCCGTTTGCGCGCACGGTGTCGACCCGCGACGCGACGCCATAATCGATATAGGCACGCTCGGTACATTCGAGGACCTGCGCCAGCAGATTTTTGAGGCCGAATACCCGCGCGAAAATGGCGGCCAGCCCCTGGGAATTTGGCGGGCAAGTTTGGACACGGGCGGCGGTAAAAACGCGGATGAGGACGCCACGCGTACCCAACAGGCCTACGAATGGATTTTGCGCCAGCCGTCTGGCCGGGTTTTTGGTTGCAAAGGCATGTCACGAAAAATTCCTGGTATTGCAGTCCGTTGGACCAGCAACCTTAAATTGCCCAACGGACGCAAATTCCCCGGTGCAAAACTCTACCTGCTGGATACCGATTTATTTAAACGTGTGGTTTTCGCCCGCTACGAGGAAGACGCCGAGTTTCCACTGCAGGTGTTTGACGGCGCGGAGTTTGACTATTTCAAGCAGATTACGGCGGAAAAATTGATTGTCGACAAAAACGGGCGTGAGGTGTGGAAAAAAATAAGGAACGATAACCACTACTTAGATTGCCTTGTCGGCCACCACGCGCTGACGCACTTTCAGTGGACGCCCTCGCTTGCTGCTCTGGCCGCGAGTTTGCGGCGCAACCAGACGGCCCGGCCAGCGGCCAGGCCCCAACCTGCGGCCAACCCCTACACCGGGGTAAATAATTTTTTCGGGGGGCGATAATGAGAATTGAGGCGGTCGTATTAGTCGAAGCGTTGCAGCGGGCCAAGCAGGGTGTTGACTATAGCGCGCGCTACGGCGCGGTATGTCCGTGGTGTGGACGGCGCACTAAAGTTGTCTCCTCCCCCAGTTGGGTTGGATCTGTGAAAGTTCGTTATAGCAAGTGCGAAAATCCGGCCTGCGCGCTGCATACAACCGGCACGTTGATAAAATCAATCCAGGTTGACACTACGGGACTAAGGGAGGCGGAATAGTGTCTGATAAAAATACGCTGAAAACAGCGCAAAAACAGGGGCAAATTACAGTTAAGAATTGCGCCGGAACCAGCACGAAAATAGAGGTGTTCCCCGCCGAACTGTTTGAAGGCCGCGAGGGCGCAGCCCCCGGACTGTATCGGCTGCGGGTGAATCGAGCGTGGGATATGTCGCGCGGAAAATACACATTCTACGACGTGTCCGGCCTGGCCGTTCGCCTGGGGCGTGAACTGGCCGGGCTGCTGTGCGGCGACGCGGACGCGGCCCAAACGCCTCCGCCCGATCTGCCGCGCGGTAGCCGGGTTCGCGTTGTCTGCGGGGACGGGCCGGACGGGCCATTGTGGGAAAAAACATTCAGCAAATCCGAGCCTTTCCAAACCATTGACGGCGTGTGGCGCGTGTTCGTTATCGGGCGTGCCGAGCCGGTTCCGGTCGAGTCTCTACAGATTCTCACAGCAGTAAAATTTACTGCGCAGTAAAACACCCACTAGATTTTTTCTCGGAGCGTGAGAACGTGAGGTTGTAAATCTCAACCGGAGTTCTCACAGTGGCTCAACTCGCCGACCTGCAAGTCCGTTTGCAAAAATACCAAAACGCCGAGGAAAGAATCCTCCTGTCCGGCCAATCTGTGAGCGTTGGCGGACAGCGTTTTGATCGTGCGAACCTGGGGCAGTTGCAGAACGCTATTCAGAATTTGGAATTACGGATTGAAATCATCAAGAACGGTTGTCGCCTTGGTTCGAGCACCGCCACTTTTCGGGGGCGCAAATGAGCTGGACGCTCCGGGCATACGACGTCGTTACCAGCATTGTGGCTGGTTCGCTCGGTTTGTTTGCTCCCCGCCGGGCGTTGGCATATCGCCTCAGGCGTGACAGCCTCCGGAGTTTTAAAGCCGCGTCCATGGCTGGGGCGCATCATAATTGGAATCCCCGGTCGAGAAGCGCGGACGCGGAAATCAAACGCGATAATAATCTGGTGCTGTCCAGGTGCCGCGACGTTGCACAGAACAACTCGTATATCAAAGGCATCATCCGTAAAATCTGCAACAATGTTGTTCGTAATGGGATTCGTCCGCAGGCGCAGTTTAAGACAGCAGACGGCGGTTTGGATAAGCCCCGGAACAAGCGTTTTGAAAAGCACTGGAAACGCTGGGCTAGGAAAAAATACGCAAGCCTCGACGGGCACGACTCATTTCGCGGAATTCAAAATCTCGTTTTGAAACACCTCTGGGTTGACGGAGAAATCCTTGTCCACCGCGTGTGGGACCGCGTATCCCCGCGAGTCAATCCTTTGCGGCTCGAAGTCCTTGAGGCTGATCTCCTGAATCAAACCCTCGACGGCGTACTGCCGAACGGCAACATAATCCGCCGGGGCGTGGAACTTGATTCGGGAAATCGTCCGGTTTTCTACCACGTTTATTCACATCATCCAGGCGACAATATTTTTGCCATGCCGACAACCCGTCGGATTCCCGCCGAGAATATCCTACATATCTTTGATCGTGACCGTGCCAGCCAAACGCGCGGCATTTCGTGGTTCGCGGCTATTGTTGTGGAAACGTACGACCTGGACGAATACCAGAGCTACGAGCGTATAGGTGCCAAACTCGCCGCCGCATTCGGCATTTTCATCAAAACGAACGTGCCCGAACTCCTGGCCGGGCAGGCCCTGGGCGGTGGAGTTCCTCCGGGTGAAACGTCTTTGCCGACGGACTCTCAGGGAAATCAGCTTGAATATATCAACCCCGGCCAAATTGTGCCCCTGCCCAGCGGGACAGATATTTCTATCGCCAGCCACAAACGCCCCGGCGAAAACTACGCTCCTTATGTTTCCACGAGTCTGAAAGGAATTTCCGCCGGTGTTGGCGTTTCGTACGAGGCTCTCTCGAACGACTATACCGACGCCTCGTATTCGTCCGCCCGTAGCGCCGCTCTTGAGGAACGGCTCACGTATAGAGGGCAGCAGGGGTTTCTTGACGAAAATCTCAACGAGCCTGTGTGGGCTTGGTTTCTTGAAGGGCTTTATCTTTCTGGGCAGGAATCCATGCCCGGCTATCCCGAGAACTGCGACGACTACGAAGAATCTGTGAGTTGGCAGGCCCCCGGCTGGGCGTGGATAGACCCGGCTAAGGATTCCAAGGCCGCAGAAACAAAGCTGAAACTCGGCATAACCACGCGCCGAAAGCTGGCCGCCGAGGCTGGCGACGACATCGACGAAATTTTCGACGAGCTTGAACGCGAAAACGCTGAATTGCGCGATCGAAAAATACTGGAGGAAGCAAATGCCTCAGAACAGCAAAAACTCCAATAGCGTTCCCGGCCTGACCACGCGCTCGGCTCCCGTGCGTGCTGCGGAGCCCGCAGACGAACAGGACGGTGTAATCCGTGCTGTGGCCTCAACCGAGGCCCCAACCCTGGTTTTTGATTGGGAGCGGTGGGAATTCGTAAACGAAATTCTACTTGTAGACGGCGTTATTTATCCCCGTGGGGGGCAGGTGCCGCTGCAGGATTCCCATAATCGTTCTTCGGTGCGGGACACGCTCGGTTCTGCCAGGGAGTTTGCAGAATCTCAGGTTGAAGAATTCGCAGCCTTGGAATGCTCTGTTTCGTTTGCCGGAACAGATCCGGGGCAGGAAGCCGCACAACTCGTGCGGGAAAAACATATTACGGATTTCAGCGTCGGCTACCAGGTCCTTGATTCAGTCTGGGTGGCCGAGGGTGAAACCGCTGTTGTTAATGGCAAGGAATACTCCGGACCCATCAAGATTGCGCGGTCCTGGAAAATCAAAGAATTGTCGATCACGCCCGTGGGTGCGGACGAGTACGCCAAGGCGAGATCGGCGCATTTTAACAGGGAGGGTAAACCCATGCCCAAAGAATCGAAGCAGCCGGAACCGGGCAATACGCCCACTGCCGGTACCCGGACCGATGGTCAGGGTAAAACCTTTTCCGAGGAAGAAGTGCGCAGCCTGATCGACAGCGCCGTTTCCACCGCGGTTAAAGAAACCACAACCCAAATGCTGAACGCCGACCGGCAGCGCGCGGCAGATATCCGCGACGCCTGCACCGTTGCTCGCTGTGACGGTTTAGCAGAAACCCTTATTCGTGAGGGGTTGACGGTTGAGCAGGCCCGTGCCCGTATTTTTGACCACATGCGTGAGAACAACCCTCCCGTCGGCAACCGTGTAGAAGCCGGGCCGGTGGAATCTGAGAAATTCCGGTCCGCAGTTGTGGACGGCCTGTGCCTGCGTGCGGGTATTGCCGTCAAGGAACCCGCCGCCGGTTGCAACGAGTTTCGCGGTCGCAGTTTGTCGCGCATTGCCGAGGAGTGCCTGGAACGTGCCGGGGTGAATACGCGCGGCATGAACCAGCTGCAACTGGCTGGCGCGGCCCTGGGCATTGGGCAGCGTAGTATAGTGGCTGGCAATACCAGCGACTTCCCGTTGATTATCTCCAACGTTGCCCACCGTCGTTTGCTGTCCGCATACGAGGAGGCCGCTGTCACCTGGCAGAATTGGTGCGCCGTGGTAGACTCCCCCGATTTCAAACCCATTCAGGGGGTCAACCTGAGTTCCCTGCAGGAACTCGAACTGCTGGACGAAAACGGCGAATACCGCGACGTTAAACTCGCGGAAACCGGCGAGAATTATTGCGTTAAAACATACGGCAATAAATTCACGCTGACCCGTAAAATGGTCATCAATGACGACCTGCGCGCATTCCAGCAGATTCCTACAAAATTCGGTGCGGCATCCAAGCGCACAGTAAACAACCACGTCTATTCGCTGCTTTCCAACAATCCTATTATGGCCGACGGGAAGGCTTTGTTTAGCGCCGATCATGCGAACCTCGTATCGGACGCTGCGGCAAAAACCTATCCCCGCAGCGCCAGCCTCGACGCGGCCAGAATTCTTATGCGCCGTTTGAAAGATGATTCTGGCAAGACCACTTTGAACCTGGAACCGCGTTTTGTGCTTGTCGGGTCCAAACACGAGACAAATCTGGACCTGATTCTTACGTCCGCCGCGTTGCCGGAAACCGGATATTCCAGCGGCGTAACCAACGCCTGGAGTCGCAAAGGACTTATCCCAACTATCGACGCAACGCTGGATCGTTACGATGCAGACGCTTGGTATCTTGCCCCGGATAAGTCCGAAACACCTGTTGAGGTTGCTTTTCTCGGCGGCGTGCAGACGCCGTATCTTGAGGACATGGTGGATTTCGACAGCGACGGCATCAAATACAAGTGCCGCCTCGATTTCGGCGTCGGAATCATGGGCAAAAACATGATCAAAAATCCCGGCAAATAATCCGGAACATGCCCTCACGGAGGTTTGAAAATGGCTCAGAATTATTTGCAAAAAGGCGCGGCCATGTCGTGGAAAAACGATACCGGCGCGGAAGTTCTTTCCGGCCAGGCTGTGCTGGTGGGTACCGTCTTCGGTGTTGCAAGTGGAAATATCCCTGCCGGAGAAAGAGGAACCATCTTTGTCGAAGAAGTGTGGGCTTTGCCCAAAATCACCGGCGCGATTGCGCAGGGTGCGGCCCTGTATTGGGACGCGGACGGCGACCCGTTGGGCGGCGTAGCCGGTTCCGGCGCGTTGACAACGGTTTCCGCCGACGGCGTGGCCGCAGGTTTTGCATGGGCCGCTGCCGAGGCGACCGACACAACCGTGGAAATCAAACTGAATTAATTGCTCCTTTGTCCTCCTGATATAGGCAGCGTGCGGTACTCGCCAGCCCACGCTGCCGCCTCCGGAGCCGGGACCGCAGGTCCTGTTTTCGGACGCAAACCAGGAGAAAACCCGTGCAGTTAACCCCGCTGGAAATATTACTAGGCTCTGCGCTTTTATCGTTGCTCGTCGGCCTGGCCGTGCGGCTTGTTATGCGCGGGTCTTTTGTTACAAAGCAGGAATTTTGTTCGTTCACCGAAGAGCAGAAAGAGAAAAGCACAATTATTTTCAGGATGTTACGAGCAATGATTGTGCACTCGGATATCGACGACGAGGAGAAAGAACGAATTTTAAACGACAGGGGGCGGAAATGAGTACCCGCACGGCTGAACAGATCAATCAAATCATCGTTCATTGTTCGGATTCCGAATTTGGTAGTGCCGAGATTATCGACGCCTGGCACCGCGAACGCGGCTGGGACGGTATCGGTTACCATTTCGTTATCTGCAACGGCGTGAAACGCTCCGGAGTCTCGTACGAAACCGAGTGGGACGGCAGACTGCAACGCGGTCGCAGCGAGCTGACAGTGGGCGCGCACTGCAAAGGGCATAACGCCCACAGTATCGGTATTTGTCTGATTGGCGTGCGCAAATTTACTGGCCGCCAGATTCTGCTGCTCGATACCGTGCTGGGCGATTTGTGTCGCAAATACAACATTAGCGCGGATTCCGTGCTGGGCCACTGCGAGCTGAACCCGGACAAGACCTGCCCCAACCTGCCTATGCCCTGGGTGCGCAGTCTGGTGCGGAACAACCTGGGGAGGGTGGCCGCGTGAGTATCGAATGGAAAGACGTGGGCGGGCTCGTCAAAAACGCCGCCCCTATTCTGGGCGGTATTCTGGGCGGCCCTGCTGGTGTGGCCGTGGGGGCCGTGGGCAACTGGGTTGCCTCTGCCCTGGGGTGCGAGGCAACTCCCGATGCGGTGTCTACAGCACTACAGAATGACCCGGAATCGTTGGTAAAAATTAAGGAAATTGAACGCCAGCGCGAGGCGCAGCTTGTAGAATTTCAATTGGAACAAATCCGCGAGGCGAACAAAAACACGGCGGACGCCCGAGCACGCGAGGTTGCCCTGGCAAAATCGGGCCACGGTTCGGCCTGGACCACGTCCGTGGTGGCGGTAATTGTCACGCTCGGTTTTTTCGTCCTGCTCTACGTTGTGCTGAAAAATCCGGCTGCCGACTCTCAAGCCGGGCTGCTCCTGCTGGGCAGTCTCGCCTCCGCTTTTGGTGCAGTGGTCAACTACTACCTGGGTTCCAGCCAGGGCAGCCGTGATAAAACCACGGCGATTACGCAAGCCGCACAGCTCGACAAGCAGCGCGGCTACCTGGGCGCACTGCCGGACAACGCCACCAGCCGCGCGCTGGCCGCAAAATATCAGGGGCTCTAGTCGTGTTTGCCGCTGAATTTTGCGCCCTGCTCGACGAACCCGCCGGACCCGGCGTGGACGTTACATATTTTTCGCACGCCGCATCATCCTCCAAAGACATCCGGGCCGTCTGTGAGGGCGGCCCGGCTCTGTCCGGAGGGCACCGGGACATTGCGCAGGCCCTGACCCCTGGCATGGCAAACTGGACAATTTTTCGTGTACTGGCCGACGACGTGCCCGAACCCGCGCCGGGCGACGAAATAATCTACCGGGGCCGTACCTACTACGTTGTTACGTACGTTCCCGAGGGGCCGTGCTGGGTGCTCCATGCTAGCACGGATCAGCGGAGTATAGCTGGTGGCTGGTAATACAAATTTCTATCCATCAGGCAGCACGCTGGTGCGTGTCGAAAACGATTGCGGCCCGTACCTCCGCCGCTTGGCCGGGGAGTTCCCCGCCGAATTTCGGCGCAGCCTGCGGCACATCGGCTGGCGGTTGCGCAACGCGCTGTCCAACGCCTCCGCCAACGGCGGTCCGGCCAGAGACCCATGGCCCGGATTGTCCGAAATTCGGACTTACCGGCACATTGAACGAATCAAACGCGGGCGCGGAATCCTGCGCAGCCGGAGAAAAGCAGACCGCGATAAAGTCAATAACGTGCGTTGGTCGCGCTTTCGTGTGGGCAGCAGGGCATACGGCCCCTACGGCAAAATGCGCAACGCCGTGGCCTACCGCGTGGAGCCGACCGCCCTGCGTGTTTCGGTCGGTTGGCTCTCCGCCTCTGCCGCCCGTTGGGGCCGCGATATTGCCGGGGGCGCACGCGGCGCGGCTGGCAACTTGCGGTCCGGCAGCCAGCCGGTAACGCCTGCCATGCGTAAATTGTTCGCCGCTATCGGTTACGTGCTGCCAAAAAACAAAACAACAATTTCCACGCCGGAGCGGCCACTGATCCGCCCGGTATTCGACGAGATCCAGCCGCAATTGCCGGACTGGATTACCAACCGGGTTGAAAAATATCTGCGCAGATTGGAGGCGTAATAGTGAGCCGCAACAGCCAAACCGACACCGTTGCCCTGGCCCTGGCCCTGGCCGAATCCGCCGCCGCAGACCCATTGCTTAACAGCCTGGCGCAAACTCTCTACGGGCGCGGGCTGACCGTTTACGCGGGCGACGACCCGCGCAACCGACCCGGCGAAAACACCGCGCCATATCTTCAGGTGTTCGCCCTGGAATCTGAAGAGGGACAGGAAACAGCCACCGCCGACCGCCACCGCGTGGCCGTGGTGCTGGGCGTGTTCGACAAAAATTCCCGCGAGAGCGCCAGCGGCGTGCACGTGCACGAGGGGCAGGAACGGCTGACCCAATTGCGCCGCTATCTTCTCGACGGCTGGGTGAATGCCGGGCGCGAGTGGGGAACAGTGCTGGCCGCTATACACACCGAATATTTGAGTCTGCCGCCCCTGTTGGAGGCGGCTATGGATATCACCCTCCCGCGTCCGCGCAGACTGGGCACGGGGAAAACCCTCTGATTTGAGGAGGTTGTAAAAATGCCCGATCTTAAACAGGAAGTGCGCGGATTCCGCGGCGAACTCGCGCTGCTGAGAGAGCAGAGCTACGGCAAACTGCCTGCCACGCCGCAAGCGGTGGAACTGCTCTTTGTTTCCGAAGATATGGACGGCGGACGTCCGCAGAAAACCAAGGATACTATCCGTGGCCGCAACATGCAGGGCCGCCCCAACGCGGGGAATCTGGACGTTTCCGGCAACCTGACCCTGCCCGCCAACGTGCAGCAGATCGGCGTGTTTCTGCGCGCCCTCTCCGGCGGTGCGCCTGTTACCACCTCGGCGGTTTCGGCCCAAACCCTGGCCGCTGGTGCAGTGGAGAACCTGGGTGCCGGGCTGGTGGGTATCAACTGCCCTGGCCATGGGCTGTGCCGTTACGCCCAGTGCACGATTTCCGGCACCACAAACTACGACGGCGTGCACACGTTGGAGCCCGAAACCACGGCGGACCAGCTCGTTATCCGCGCGCTGTATGTGGAGGAAACCCTGGCCGGTACCGAAACCGTCACCCTGGGCGCAGTGCGCAAACTGTCCGCCGGGGCCGTGCGCGACGCGGGCGCGGGGTTGGTGGGTATCGGTTGCCCCGGTCACGGCTACCTGCCCGGCGACAGCGTTACGATTACAAACACGGACAACTACAACGGCACGTTTGTACTGGTTGACGAAACCAGCACGGATGAACTTGTGTTCGCCTCCGCCTACGCCGAGGAAACCCTGGACGGTAGCGAAACCGTGGCCCACGCCCTTTTTCTGCACCGGTTTATTCCCGGCAATACCTCGGAATCGTTCACTATTCAGCGCAAGCACGACGTGGCCGACGGGGACGACGACGAGGAATACTGGGCCTATGGCGGCTGCAAAATCAATCAGCTCTCTATCTCCTCCGGCGGCGACAACCAGTTGCAAATATCCGTTGCCCTGGTCGGCGCTGGCTATTCGCTGAATGCCGCGACCCTGGGAACCGGCACCCCGGCCAAATTCTCGGATTTCGATTTCGAGAATTTCGACGCCGTTCTGTTGTTGGCCGGGGAACAGCTTGGCGATATTTCCAGCGCGGATATTACCCTGGGCCGCAACCTGGAAACCGACAAGTATTTCCTGGGCGACAAGGGCCGCCGGGGCCGTCTGCCCGAGGGATTTTTTACCGCCAACGGCAATTTGACCGCGCTGTACACAGACAACGGGCTGGTGAAACGGGCGATCAACCGGCGCGAATCCGAGCTGCGCCAGCGGTTCGTTACCGGCCCGTATCGCCTGGATTTTATTCTTCCCGAGGTGCTTTTGGAGGAGCAGGGCGCACACCCGAAAATATCCGGCCCGCAGGGAATCCAGCAGCAATTCAAATGGAATGCGTTCTGGGACCGGGCCGCCAGCGGCTGCGTTATCGAACTCGTCAACGGCGTGGCCTCGTACTAGCCGCGCAAATCAATCAGGAGGGCAAAATGGAGATTACACTGCCGGTTTCCGGCGAAACAATCGCGCTGAAATCTATCACCCGTAAACAGTTCAAGCAGCGTCGCAAACTGCGCGACGCAATCAACAAGCTCAGCGGCGAGGCGTCTACAGCGGCGAAATCCAAACTCCCTGGGCTGCAACAGGAAATACTCACGGCGCAGGCCGAGTTTGAGGAATTCGAGGAACAGCTGCTGCGTGACCTGTACAACGTGGACCCCGACGAACTGGCGCAGCGCGACGTGGTGCTGCTGATGAACGGCACAAACGATTATTCCGCTGGAATACCGGAGTCCGAGCTAAAAAAATACTATCGGTATGGAAACGGCGCAGAGACCCACACCGAGTAGAATACTGCGCCGGTTGCTCCAAAAAACACTGGGGTAGGCCGCCCTGCGCGACCTGCGAGTGGTCTGCCCCCGCGGATATAGAGCGCAAATACCGCGACGAGCTGGAACTGCTGCAATTTGCTCGGTTCGATCTGGGCGGGCTGGATTACGCAGCAATATATCTGGTGGCTGAAACCCTCGGTATCGAAATCGATTGCAATAAACTCGTACTGCTGAAATGCGCGGAGTCCGCCGCGTTGGAGTCGAATCAGAGTGCCTGACGTCAATACCCGCATAATAGTTTCCGGACGCGACGCGTTTTCGCCTGTTGCTAAGCGTATCGGCCAGCAGACCGACCAGCTGCGTGGCCGGTTTACCGGCCTGGCCGATTCGCTCGAACTGGTTTTCGGTGCGGCAGGTATTGGCGGCGTAACGTTTGCCCTGTCCGACGCGGTTGACAAATTCAAGGTTTACGAGTCCGCCGCAACGGACATGGGCAAAGTCACGGCGCGTTCCATTGCGGATATCGAATCCGATTTGGAGCGCGTACCGCGCCGCCTGGGCGACGCTACCGAGTTGATGCGAGGGTATTATCAGGTAATTTCCGCAGGGGTTACAGAGCCGAAAGCGGCCCTGGATCTGCTGACCACGGCCAGCAAGGCCGCCAAGTCCGCGCATATAGACCAGGAAACCGCAATCCGCGCGCTGACCAAAATGCTGGCTGGCTACCAGGGCGAAATAACAAACGTCACGGCGGCCAGCGACCTGTTGTTTGCAACGGAACGGCTGGGCCAGACCACGTTTGCAGAACTGGCCCCGGTGGTCGGCGACTTGGCGACACTCTCGCACGACGTAGGCGTGAGCCAGTACGAAATGGCCGCCGCTCTGGCGCAGACCTCGCAGACCGCCGCGTCCACCTCCGCCGCCGCCACACAGGTAAAAGCCACTCTCGTGGGGTTGTACAAACCCACGGAGAAATTGCAGCAGGTATTGTCCGACCTGGGCTATTCCTCTGGCCGGGCGCTGGTGGAGCAGCGCGGCCTGGCTGGGGCGCTGGCGGAAATTCGCGCGGCAGCGGAACGGGCGGGCCAGCCCCTTGGCGAACTGTTCGAGAGCCAGGAGGCCCTGGTGGGTATCTCCTCCCTGGCCGCCAAAGGGTTTGCCGGGTTCACCGAAAAAGTGAATGAAATGCGGCAGAGCACCGGGGCCACGGACCGGGCTTGGGAGAATTTTTCCGGCACGCTGGAATCTGCGGACGAGCGTTTCCGCAACAATTTATCTGACACAATGACCACGTTTGGCGAGGTGATTGCGCCGCGCGTGCAGCGTGGGCTCGAATCCATGTCGGACTGGTTTGAAACCCACGATGACACAATTGCAGACTGGGCCAATAAAACCGGCAGCGCCCTGGACACGTTGGGCAGTTCGGCCAGGGGGCTGGTGGATTTGTACACCAGCCTGCCCGACGAGGTGACGGGTGCCGCCGGTGCCGGGCTGATGGGGCGGCTGCTGTTCGGTGCATGGGGGCCTGCCGCGCTGCTGGGCGCGCTAGCCGCTGCGGAAACCTCGGCAAACGCCGCGCAAAAATATCTGGCAGCCCTGAACGGAGGGCAGGCGGGCGGCTATGTCGACAAACTGTTTGCCGCCGGGCGCGGCGAGCAGGCCTGGCCCACGTTTCAGGAATCGGTAAACGATTTATGGTCGGATATAATCGGGGCGTTTTCCCCGTCCGGTTTAATCAAATCCAATAATCCGTTTGATCAGCCGGGGAGCGAGCACGTCCGTGCGCTGGCCGGGCAATTTTCCACGGCGCTGGAGGACGCCTACAACAAACAAAATCCCCTCTATGCCGACAGCTCCCAGACTCCGACAGGGTGGGGAGAGCGTGCAAAGCAGTTGCGGCTAACTGCCCCGCTTGATAGGCGCGGCGAACGTGATGCGCCGTTTCTGATCGATAGATCCCCCGCTGTTATAGAGCGCGACGCAGACCAACAGGCCTGGGACTACACCGAGGAGGGGTACAAAAAACTCGTTGCCGCTGCACAAAAGCGGACAAAAGAAGAGATAGCAGCGGAGAAAAAGCGCCAGGCGTTTCTGATGAAATCCCTGCGCGAGGAGATTGTCGAGCGCGATTCCGGGCAGAAGAAAATGTATGCCAGCGCGAAAAAATACGCGCAAAAACGTACGGCCCTGCAGCTGTCCCTGAACGCCCAGCACGCCCGCCTGACCCAAGGGCGCGTTGCGTACAGTCTGTCCGCGCTCAAGACCGAATACGACAATCTGAAAAAAAATCTGGGTGACTCCGCAGAGTTGGAAGAGACTTACGCGGCTCAACGCATAGACACCCTGGGCAGTCTGGATAGCAAATACTACGACCGGCGGCGCGAACTGCTGGCGTCGGATTTGAAAGCGTTGGAGGACGCCGGAGCCGACGAGGTACAGCTTGCTAAATACGCCAGCCGCGAAAAGGTCAAATTGGCCGAGGAAGAGGCTCGCGACCGGGCGTTGAACGCTGATAATTTTGCCGATTTTTTCCGTGCCAAGTGCGACGAGGAACTGGCGGTTTGGCGCGATACAAACACCCGCCAGCAGCTCGTTTACCAGCAGACGTGGGACGGGATGAAAAATATCGGGCGCGATTCCATGCGCGCCCTGGGCAACTCGTTCGGCGATTTTGTGACAGACGGACTGACCGGAAAGCTGGAAAATTTTTCAGACTACTGGGATTCCGCCTGGCAAGGCATGGCCCGCAGTTTTGCCAATAATGTTACAGATATGACCATGACTTGGGCCACGTCGAAACTGTTCGACTACGGGGCCGGGTTTATTGACGCGATATTTCACGACGGCTCCCTGGGCGTTAAAGATGACGAGTTGGTGGCCCTGCTGCAACAAGGGGAAATCGTCGTCCCGCGTCAGCAGTCCGAGCAGTTGCGCGCGGCTATCGGCAGCGGCGGCACGTCCAATGATAAATTTTTCAGCGAGGTTGTGGGCCGCGTTGAAGCCGGTCCGCGTCGGGATTTTCAGGCACCAAGCGGCTACGGGTTTGCCCCGGATGCCGCCACGGTGCGCGGAATGGCTGCTGGTAATTTTCTCTCCGCCGTTCTGGGCGGTGCGTCGGTAGGGCTGAACAACTACGGGCGCACGCAGCAGATTGGCAAATCTCTTCAGGAACAGGGTATTTCCCTGGACTCCTCGCGTATTAACCACGTTGCCCGCAACCTTGCTGCCAGCGGTTTTCTCTCCAGCATGTACAGCGGGGTCGTGGGGTCATGGGCGGGCGACATCGGTACGTATGCTTTGGGAGTGTACGAGTACGCACCAGAGGCAAACATTGTAACCACAGGCTTGGCAAGTCTGCTGGGGCTTGGCTTGCCAGGCGCATTGACCGGCGCACTTTCCCCGCTGGCCGCATATGCAATGAGTACGGTAGCGGATTGGCTGGATTTGCGTAGCAATGAAGCTCTCCGCGATGCCTTGGAAGACAGTCTCGGAGGATTGGTAGGACGGCAGACGTATCAGGCGTTGCAGAGGGACTTTACATTTGACTTGGACCCGATGGGTGGGGTGAAGCTCAAAAATAAGAAAACTCAGAAAGTTGATTATTTTGAAAATAAAAAGCTCGCTGCTGAAGCCATATCCAAACATTACAGCGAGTCGCGTGCAGGCAGCTACGACGCAATGGTTGCCCATAACGCGTTGACGTTTGGCAAAGACTATACGGATGGTGTTTGGGCTTCTAACGATGAAGTGCAGAAACAATCCCTGTCCGTTGCTGTTGCCGCGAACCCAAGTTTTTACGGTTACGAGTCACGCAAGAATGCCCGCGACACTTTGGGAAAAAACGCCCGCGACAGCTACGGCGAATACGGGGGCTTGCTCGGCGGCGGCTGGAACGACGGTGAGGGGCACCACGACGGCAGCGAGGGCCACAACGTAGGCGGCGAAAAAGGATCTTCGACCGGCACCGGCGGCGGCTACAACGACGGCCACGGCGGCGTAACCGGCCTGGCAACCGGCGGGGCAATTACTTCGCTCTGGGTACCGAGCGGCGAGGACGGACTCAAGCCCGTCCAATTTGGGGAGGGGATTGTAAGCCGGGCGGGCATGGAACTGTTGGCGCGGATCAACTCGGGCGTGGACGTGGGCGCGGACGAGTTTGGCGACTGGTATTCCGCTGCGCAGACCAACCTGATCAACGCGCTGAACAAACAAATTTCTGGGCAGAGCGAGTCCGTGGACCTGCTGCAGGACCAGCTGAACACGGAAAAAACGCAGCTCGACACGTTGCGCAGTCTGTCCGATTCCGTGCACGACGCGCGGCTGGATCTGCTTTCCGGCGACGCCTCGCCGCTGTCCGACGCTGATAAATTCGCACAGCTGCAACGCGAATGGTCGGACACCTCGACCCGCGCCCTGGACGGGGATCAGGACGCTATCCGCGAACTCTCGTCGCTCTCTTCGCAATACCTGGCCTCGTCCAAAAACACGGCGTCCAGTCTGAGCGAATATCGCGCGGATTTCTACGACGTGGCCAGGACGCTTTCGCTTGTTGAAACGCAAACAACCGAGAGTGCGGACGCGGCGCAAACGCAGGTGGGGCTGTTGCAGGGGCAGCTCGACACAGCGCAGTCGTTACTGGACGCAACGCAATCCGAACTGGATGCATTGGGACGCATTGAAACCGAAGTTATTGCTTTGTCCGACGCTCGGTCGGAGTATCAGATTGCGAAAGACGCTTACTCAGCGGCTCAGTCTGGCGCTGTGCCGGAAAGTTCGTTCGACGCTGCCGCGTACCGGGCCGCTAAATATCAAAAACTCGTAGCGGACGGCAAATACGATTCAATAGCCGAGGCAGCCGCGGGCTATGCGGCAAATCAGGCAGCCGCCGGGCGTACAGATTATCAGAATTATATTCTCTACTGGGAGAACAAGGGGAAAACTCCCGGTTTCGCACGCGGCGGTTACCACCTGGGCGGCGAGCGCATTGTGGGCGAGTTGGGAGCGGAGGCCGAATTTACCGGCCCGGCGCGCATTTACAACGCCGAACAGACGTTGCAGCTGGTCGGGTCCGGCAGTGCTCTCTCGCTGCTCTCCGCGTTGGTTTCCGCAGTCAATACACTCACAAACGAGGTGCGCGAACTGCGCCGCGAGGCGGGGGACAGCAACAGCACGGCAGACCGCAAAACAGACCGGTTGTTGCGAGAGATCGAAGATATGTCCGGCACAATAAAAACCTGGAAACACAGCAGCGTGCCCGTGCGGGCCGTGGGGTAGGGGGCCGCGTGTCGTTTAAAACCGTAATTCCGAAAGCGGAAATTTTCGTTTCCAGCAACGTGCCCGAGGATGAAGGCCCGGCCTGGACTGCCGGCGCAACATACAACACCACGGACAACAAAACCGTGGTGCACAACCACAGGGTTTGGCTCTCGCTGCAAGACAACAATACCGGACACGAGCCGGGCACGGACGCGGAATGGTGGCTGGATGACGGGGCCACGAACCAGCAGCGCATGTTCGACGAGAACGAGGCCGAGCCGACACGCGGCGTTGCCGTGCCGGAGGCGGAGGGGAGCGGCGAACTGATAGACGTGGTTGTGAACTCCAGCAGCGTCGACCACGTGGGGCTGTTCGGGCTGGACGCGGAAACAGCGCAGTTTGATCTGTACGCGCCGGACGGGACGACGATTTTGTGGACCGAAAACGTGGATTTGAAAACACGCATTGTCCGTAATTTGTTGGATTATTTCCGCGCGCCGTGGAATTCGCGCGACGACTACCTGACTATAATTCCGTCGATTTTTAACAGCACGCTGCGGGTGCAGCTGCGCGGCGGCGTGGCCCAGTGCGGCGATATTGTTGCAGGGCGCGGGTTTGTGCTGGGCGAAACAAAGCAGCGGCTGCGCCCGGAGGCGTTGACGTTTACCGAAGAGGAAACCGACAGCCTGACACGTACCGTTGTAACAAGGCGCGGCTACGCAAAAACGTTGCAGTCCACAGTCTACGTAGAAGGTGAGGACGTGGACAACGTGCATAAACAATTTTTGGCACTGCAAAACCGCGTTGCAGTGTGGGAGGGCGATCACCGCGAGAGCGGCGAAGGCTTGGAGTGCTGCCTGATACTCGGGCGGCTGGACGTATTCCGGCCAGTTATAGAGCAGGATACGTACGGTGAATTTGACGTAACAATAGTGGGGTTGAAAAAATGGATTTCTCAATAACGGCACGAGTAACGCAACAGATAGAAACCGCTCCGCAATCGCCCTCTCCGCTGCGTATTGCTACGTACGAGCAGGACGCGCAACTATTTATGGACTATATTGCCAGAATTGACTTGCAGTACACTGTGCTGGCTGAGCAGTGCAACACACTGGCCGAGCAGTTCAACGCGTTTGCCGTTGCCCTGGAATCCGAAATGTTGGGCATTGCCGCGCAGGCGGCGGCCAGCGCGGAGGCTGCGGAAACCGCTGCTGCCACGGCGGCAAACGACGTGCGGGCCGGGGTTATCGCGTTGACCGACGCGGCTGCTGTCAGCTCGGAATTGGCTCAAACAGCGGCGGCGGCGGCGGTTGCCACGCTGGGGGCCGAGGAATGGGGGCCTGTGGTGGAGTGTGTTGCAAACCGCCGGTACTGGCGAACTGGCGAGGTGTGGGTTGCTGTTGTCGCATCGACCGGCGTTGACCCCGCAACGGACGACGGCACGCATTGGCGGCGGGCTGTGCAGCCGACAACAGCGCAACAGATTTTTACATTTCAAACATGTGGAGGGTTTTAATTATGTCGTCTGCAAATACTGCCCCGATTTTTCCGCTGACCCCCGTGCTGGTCTGGGCAACGCTGACAGCCGCAAACACTGCGCCGGACGGTACGGGCGTGGTGTCTACACTGGTAACTGGTGGGGCAAGCGGCACCCGAGTTGACAAGCTGCGGGTGAGACCCCTGGGGGAAAACGTAGCAACAGTTTTACGAGTGTTTGTAAATAACGGCGGAGACAATGCAACGGCGGCTAATAACGCCCTGATTGCCGAGTTGGATTGTCCAGCGACCAACGCCAGCAACTCCGCATCCAGCATTGGGCAAGAGCTGGCGTTGGATGTTGTTCTGCCCGCGGACTACAGATTATGCGTAACTATCTGCACCGCTGTGGCGTCAGGGCTGACTGTAACTGCCGAGGGAGGTGATTACTAATGAGCGTTTTTCCTGTAAGACCTGGCTCGCCTGGACCTGCCGCGACTACGGCAACAACACGTTACTACAACGTAACGCCGGAGCAAGTTGTTGTCCCATCGCTGGGGCAGATTTCCAAAAATGATTTGGTTTTTTGGTCAGAGCGCGGTGGTGTTTTGCCAGTCCTGCCCGTGATGGGGATCGAGATTGCGAATAACACAACTATCGGTCCCAATGTATTGGCCCCGTTGTCATCTGTATTTAGTGACAGTCAATATGACGTTGATGGTTATATGATGCAACGGATGTGTGAGCTAGGGAATGGTAATATTGCATTGGCGTATTCTGGCAATGGACAATATGAATCTTCTTGTATGAACGTACGTATTTTAGATGTTATTGGTCGCCATGTTTCTGACGTTACTGTTTCCACAGATGCAAATATAAGAAGTTATCGTGTAGTTACGTTGTGTGATTCTTGTTTTTTGGTTGTCTGGTGTGCTGGATCTTCAGGACTATATTTTTCTATTATATCTAACGACGGAGATACAATAGTTGACAGAGCGTTCGTCGGTGCAATGTTGTCAACAGATAGTATGTATTGGAACGTGGCTAAAACAAAGTCTGGTTTTGCTATTGTAAATCAAGACTCAAGTTCAGTTTTAAACATTCATCACTATACAAACACTGGTGTTGAAATTTTTTCATCGGTGCTTGAAACACAATCGTCTAAAGGGGTATCTGTATTAGGGTGTGCGAATGGAGATGTTGTTACTGCGTATTACAAAACAGATACGTCTAGTTTTATATCAAGAAGATATAAAAGTGATGGAATACAAGTTGGGCAACGGTTACAGCTCGCCAGTGGAGCAAGTTTCGCGTACGGAGATTTTTCACGTTGTATCTGTGAGTTGGGAGACGGCACTGTTGCAATAGCTGGCGCATCTACAAATTCAACACCTGCTGTGTATTTGCTCTCTGTAGAGCAAAATAAAATCGCGTCTGTCCCGCTTGAATGTCAAGAAGGCGAAGTACCTTCTCTGTTTTCACAGCAAAGAGGTGTTGTTGTATTTGCGCGGAGGGGGAATAAGACAGAAATGTACAAAATTAGTGATATAGGAACTATTCAAAAGCAGTCGATTATTAATCACAGCTCAGCATCTTCAGGTAAAACAGGTAGTAGTTCTGGTGTGTTGTCGTTCTCCATGGGCAGTAAAGCTGTTGTCGTTCGTGTTGGAAAATCAACTACGGGGATGGATTTGTTGTTGTTTTGTGTGACAGATGATACGCTTCTGTGGGGGGATGAAATTGTGTTGCGTACTGAGAGCGCAGGTTGCGATATGTATACTGTTAGTGCGCTGTTGCACTCCTCTGGTGTATTGTTTGTCGCGTTTAGAAATGGTTTACAACCGTATTTTTGTACTGCAATTTATCAAGTTGCACGGGGAAGTGTTTTGGGTGTTGCGCAAAATGATACAGAGGCTGCCGCGTCTGTCATTGTAAATACAAGCGGAAGTTATTTAATAAATCAACAGCTTGGAGCTGGGGGGCATTTTGACAATCGGGACAGTGATATTGTCGGACCACGCGGTTTTGTTGTCGGATCGTCCGCTATTCTACTGGGGGTTCAGTAATGCAAGGGTGTAATTTGATGAACGGAGATGTAGTCGTTGCATCGTCTAGTCAAAAAATAACATATTCCGATGCGCAGCATGGTTGGCGCGTTGGAAATACGGTTTACGTCGATTCTAGGCGTGCGATGGTAGTGGAAAAGCAACCACCCTCTGTTCTCTCTCCGATAGAATTTCAGCTGTGCTTCACTGCACAGGAGCGGGTTACTGGTCGCGAAATTGCACAAAACGACGCGGTTGTGGCTGATTTTCTTGGACTGCTGGACGATCCCCGGTTGTCGCAGGTCGATCTGCGCTTAGGGTCGGTCAAAACAGCGGTTGCCCATTTCTTTGGAGTGTTGGTTGAAAAAGGTTTTCTGGCCGCAGACGACAAAGAAAAACGCGTGGCGGCTGTACTGCGGGGGGAAATTCAATAGACTACTGAGCTACGTTATACGAGCGCGTACGTGAGCGAGGTATACGAGCCGCCGGCCCCGGAATAGTTTTCACGTGGCCAGGACGTTGGACACAAGAAAGCCCCCGGATATCGGGGGCTTTTGCATTGGGGCTTGGTACCGGTATCCCCGCCGGAGCGGGGAACTTGCGGAGCATTGGGCTGCGCCGCTTTTTGGATCAGGAACCTAGAGCAGGTTCATCCCCGCGTCTGCGGGGAGTGGTGTTAGTTTTGCCGATTTTGGGGTGGTGGTCAATAATCCGTTCATAACTTTCGGGGTCTGCCCCATGCTCAATTTCGCGGAGCATGCAGGGCTCGCAGACGTGGTTGTCCATTCCGTCGTAGTATTCCGCATTGCTGTCGCATCCATCGTAATCGCAGTTTTTATCCGTCACTGGTGTTTCCTCCCCGTGTCCGGAGTTTATACTCGTCCAGGGCCACGCGGCTGATAACCGTTGTTTTGCCGCGTTTCTCCGCAGCCAGGTTGCCGCGTGATATTTGCGACCGCAGCGTACCGGCAGCTTTGCCAATTTCCTGCGCGGCCTCTTGTATTGTCAACCACTCGTCCACTGGCCGGACCAGCGCCCGGCCCTGGAGATAACCGCACTCTGCCAGGAACGCCTGGCAGTGGACGCACAGCTGTGCGGTTCCCTCCCCGATTTGCACCGGGGAGGTCTCGCGGTCGGCTTTGCAGCAGCTACACAGTGTCACTGTAAACCCCGCGCTGATTGTAGAATTCTTGTGCGAATTTCTTGCGGATTTCGTCGTCGTCGTGATTCCACGCGGCAACTACGCTGGCCGGCGATACGCAGCCGTTGCACATTCTGACGACAGTTTCAACGGCTTGTGCTCTCCTGCAGTCGTCATGTTCCGTTACTGCGCTGAGAAATCGAATATCCTGGATTGTCCGTTTTTTGTTTTCAGGGTCAATTTCGTTCGCTGCAATTGCCGCAGCAGTAGCGAACGACGGGTGTTTCCCCGGAGTTATGTACGCGAGTATTTTTCCCAGCTTTACGCAGCGATCCAGGGGAACGCCTGATATTTTGGATAGTGTGCTGTGTATCCCGGCCGGGACCTCGTGTGTCGAGCGGAGTTCGCCGCGTTGGTAGGTGGTGAGGTTGTCAACGAAATCTTGGATTTTTTTCATTGTTTTGTCCCCTGTTGTTTTTTGTTGCCGGGGCGGGTAGAGTCTGGTTTCTACTCGGCAGGTCTACCTGCCCCGGCGGGTCGTGGCCTTGGGTTGCGGCCCGTTTTTAATTTTCGCCCAGCCAGAACTGCACGGTTTCTGCGGGCTCGTATCCGCCGCTGGTCAGGGGCCGACCCAACGTTACGGAATATCCGTTCGCTTCCGGCTTGGGGCCTGCGCAGATAGCCAACCCTCTGCGGCGGGCGATACTCCGCGCCACTACGTCATAATCCCTGGTGCATTCTTCGGCGCGTCGAAGTGCGTATCCATCGCCTGCTGTGCTGGTAAAGTTTATGCGGCTCATTTCATTCTCCTGTTTGTTTTTTCGTGGGGGCTTATTCCCCCCCCCCGTCGTTGAAAGCAGTATGCAACAAATACGCTGCAACTGTCAACAAAAAGATTGCAAATAGCGTAATTTTTATTTCAAAATATTGCAGTGTGTTACAAGAAAGCCCCCGGATATCGGGGGCTTTCTTAGTTGCCAATCAGGAGTTGGACAGCAATGGGGGCGATTACGTAGCGCCACAAAATTCCCATCGCCAGCGCGGCGGGGATGGCCGCCAGGCCAATTTTGAATATCAGCGTGGCGAGATCCCAGAACGGTATTTTTACGCCCGTGATTTTTACGCATTGTGTCACGTCTATTTCGTCGGGCTGGCCGTGTTTTTTTTCGGCCTCTATACGGTGGTAGTGCTCTGCTGCTTCGCGCTGGGCTTCATTCGGGTTCATTGTCCCATCCCCTTGTTGTCCAAATGTCTACAGTGCAATTACAGCGCGCAACAGCGGCCCGCAGTCGGTCGAGATAACGGGTGTCTGTTGGGCGTTCCAATATCAATAATACGCCGGGCCGGTGCCCGGTTTGGCTCGAATAGTAGAGAGCTTGGCCGAGCGATTCTGCCCATTTTTTCGCAAAATCGACCTCCACCGCGTGCGTTTCGGTCAGACAGTCAACCCGTGTCTGGTCCCACAGCACAACCTCGGTCGTGCCGTTTTGCAGCGCACACCACTTCTCTTGGTGCCAGCGTTCCAAGTGTTTGGCCGGTGCGATGGTTGCGGCCAGCAGACAGCATGCAAAAAAAATTGTGGCCAGTGCGTTTTTCAGTTTGTCGCCTCCGTTATCCAGTTATCCCGGAATACGTATAGCGTTTGCCGCACTCCGGGCAGGAATCTGGCCGGTGTGAAATATCCGTACCGCACTCTGAGCAGCTAATCCGCAGCGCGGGATTGACGAAACCGCAGTGCGGACAGTTTTTTTCGGTAGGGGATACGGAGCGGTTGCACTGTGGGCAGATTACCGGCACGTCGTCGCCCTGCAGTGGTTTTTGGCAGTGTTTGCAGATTTCCGCGTGGGGGTGGACGCTCTCGCGACAGTACGGGCAGAGCGTTTGCTGCGGTTCCTGGGCCTGTTGCGGTTCTTGGGGCTGCCGTGGTTTTGGGGTGAGTGCTGCGGCCAGCCCGGTTCTGACGGTTTTACCGCAGTTGTTGCAACGCCACGCCTGTGGGCGCAGAGAGAGCAGTATCCACACTATTATCCACAGTCCGCCAGTGCAGATCGTCAGCAGCAGGTGGAGGATGTGGTTTGGCGTGGGGCGGGATATTGAGACCTGCTGTTGGCAGTGGTGGCAATAGCCGCTGGATTGTTGGGTGCCCATGTGTACCGTCCTCCGGGACAATTTGAATTGTTTAAAATATGTAAGTCTATTTTATGGTGTCTTTGTGATTTGTCTCAATCTCTTATTTTTGAAAAACATATGAAATATTTGAGAACTATATGTGTGACTCGTAATTAATTGCGAAAAAAAATGAGCGATAGGTGCCCCTTAGGATTTCCATCGCCATTTTTCCCACCGTCTATCAGCCGGAGTTTGGGGTATCTGTTCCTGTGCTGGTAGGTATTTCTCCTGACTGTTGTTCAAGTCGTTTATGGATAGCCCGACGAATTTCCTCGTCGTCGGCTCCTGATTCCTGCAAGAGGGCTTTGATATCTGCTAGCTCTTGTCCCAATTTTGATTGCATTGGTGTAGTGTTTGTTTTTGGCGGCACAGGAACAACCTGAATTCTTTTTCCCGTTTGGTAGTAGAGTCTTAACCGACTTTCTTCTGGAATGTCCGTGCATTCTTTGAATGCATGCTCGTCCAGTAGGTGGTGCAAGCGGGGAATAGGGGACTGCATTCGGTGAATTAGTTTGGCCTCTTCAGAGGTAGCCCCATATCTGTACACCTTTTTTAGCGCTTTACTGAGCATCTCTCGTGCAGTGTAGAGTTCGTTTGCAAGCTGCTGGTGAAATTCGCTCATGTATATCTCGCCTTCTCCATTGAGTATCCACTCTGCATTTACTCCGTACTTTTCTTGAATTTTTTTTGCCCATGTTTTTGGAATTCTTGCTTTTTTTTTTGCGTTACTGATTGCCTGTCCTGAGATTTCAAGCACGTCAGGGAGATCGGAAGGCGAGCATTCCGTAACCTGACAGATGCGTTTGACTGCCTCGTCAAACAAGGGTGATGTGTTTTTAATCATAATTATTCCAGAGTGTTACACTAAATATAAACTAAAAATACATATAAAACATAAAAAAAGCTTGAAAAGGTGTATTTAGGGCTGTATACACTTTTTTAGCGTTTATTTGTCTTTTTGGTGTATTTCTGGTTTATGGGGCGTTTGCGCTAAAAAATTATGCACAGGATATTAAAAGTTATGAATCGCCGCAAGAAAGAACTCAAGAAGTGGCTGATAGACCATCCCCTTGACGACGAACTCGTGGCAGGGGCGGCTGAACAGATTGGCTTGGCTACGCGGACACTGAAACTTTATCTAACAAGGAAAACTATTCCCCGTTACGTCCATGCAGAATTTGTACGTATGGGAATACCTGCTGATGTCCTCCCTGATCCAACCCGGACCAAGCAGGGTTTGATTGACGAAAATAGGGAATTGCGCCGCAGATTGGCCGACTATGAGCCTGAATCTGTAACATAACGCGGCAATTTCTGTCCATGATGACAGTGTTGCCGCGTTTTTTGCGCCCGGTCAATGAGAGCGCCGGGCGGGGTATCTCACCGATTAATCTCAGGAGGGCGAGATTGATGCAAGGAAAGAGCGAAAACACAGTGCGCTGCGGACAAGAGGCGATTTGTCCGGCGGCCTGGTCGTGCAAGCGGGCCGCTTATGAAGCGTGTCCCCATTCGTTTCCATGGGGACCGTTTGTAGAGCGTAGCGGGTCGTTTACGTCACTCAAAGATTGTTTTCGGTGGTGTTGGGAAAACGGGTTTTTCCCCTGCATCCGTCACGACATTTGTCCGGTTGCAGACGTCTGCGGACACGAGCCGACACGTCCGTGTCCGTATTTGTTCCCGTGGGGGCCTACTCAGCCGCTAAGCCCATTTGGGCGTGAGAAGGAGATTTTTTCCAGCCAGGCCGATTGCCTGCGCTGGTGCGAGGAGCACGGCGTTTCCATTGGAGGCCAAGATGAACGGTAATCAAAATCATACGGATGTAGGGCTGCTGGATATTTTGCAGACGCTGCGGGCGGATATGCACAAAAGCCCGCGCCATGGCGGCCCGAGTATGCACGCATTGGCCGGGATGATGGGCAAGGGCTACAGCACGCTGGCGAACGAATTAGGCAACGACGGGGAGCGGGGCACGCACAAGCTCGGGCTGCTGGACGGGCTGTTTGTGATGCGTGCGATTGACGCGGACGAAACCCTGCAGGCGGTGGGCAAGTATCTCAACTGCGTGTTTGTGCGACTGCCACAGGTACAGGCCGATAGTGACGTAACGTGCCGAAATTTCGTGCGCTCGGTGAAAGAGTTTGGCGAGCTGGCGGCATCGTATGAACGGGCTGTGGACCCGAATTCGCCGGGCGGATGCAAGGTGTGCAACAGCGAGCTGCGCGACCTGATCCGCGAGGGCAACGAGTGTGTGCGGGCAATCCTGGAATTTGTGCGCAGCGTACAGGAGGCTCCCCGTGGCTGTTAAACCGTGGAAAACATTACCGCCGATGTTGCCGGAGAATGATCTGCTGGAATTTTTGCAGCGCACACCGCGCGACGAAATTTGGTGGAGCGGCAAGGCCGACGGCGTGCACTGCCGCGCCGTGGTGGAGGGCGATACGCCGGAATCCGTATCGTTCTGGTCGCGTTCGGGGTGGCAGTTCAAGGGTCTGGACCACTTGCGCACGCGGGTGCTGGCCGTGGCCGAGCAGTGCGCTTTACGCAGTGTGTTTCCGGACGGGCCGCTGGTGTTTGACGGCGAGCTGGTGGGCGAGGGGGCGCACCGCGATCTGCTTTCCAGTTTGAATCGGCACGAGCATGCAACATACAATGCACAGCTGTATCTGTTCGACGTGTGTAGCGGATTGCCGAGGACAAAAGAGCAGGGGCCTATTTTCTCGCCGCTGTGGTTGCGGCTGGTGTGGCTTGAGGAGGCGGTAATGGGAACGCGCGGGATTGGCTCGAAAATTTCTGTTTTGCCGCATTTCCCCCTGATTGAATCCTCGCTGCGCGAAGTGGTGGAACAGGCGCTGGCACAAGGTTTTGAAGGCGTGGTGCTGAAACGTAAGTCCGGCGCGTATTGCTACGGCCAATCTCCCCAATGGTGCAAGTGCGTGCCCGAGGAAACGCTGGATTTGCAGGTAGTGGGCTCGGCCCTGGGCCGGGACGGCATAGCGCACTTGGTGTGCGAGCTGCCCGGAATTTGCGGCGAACAGGTGGCCGTGGGCACGGGGTTTACCCGCGCGCAGCGGCGCGAGTTTGCCGCCGAGCTGCCGGGGATGATCGAGGTGTCGCGGCGCAAGGCGCGCACCGGCGGCACGGTTCCGCCGTACGTTTTCCGCCGAGTACGCGACGACAAATGCCCGGCGGCATAGCCGGGCGAGGAGTTTAAAATGGGCACGCAAATTTCATTGTTCGACGGCACTGCGCCAGCACAACCTGCGCCTCCCGCTCCCCCGGTCGATCCTGGCCGGGCCATGATTGAGACCTGGCCGCAGGCTCCCGAGTGCAGCAATCGGTACTGGCTGATTTTCCCGAACGGTTTGCGGGTGCTGTATTTGCGCGCGCAGGGGGATAACGGGTTGTGTCGGGTGGGTGTTCCGGTGTTGGGCCGTGTGTTCAGCGGCCCTGATTTTTGGGACGATATTTGGACTCCGCTCACGGAAGCCGTGGGCGAGTTTGCCGTTCGGCACGGCGAGGACGGTCCGTTTTGCGGATCGACTGTGGCCTGGCGGCGCGAAACGCAAAGCTACGTGATGGGAGGGTAGAATAATGGCCGATCTGCACGTCAACTGCCCACGCTGCGGCGGCGAACGCATTGCTGCAGCGCGTTGCGCGGAAACGATTATCAACACCGTGGACCACGATTTGCTGGCCGAGTGCCGTGCCTGCCCGCACGGCCAGGCGTTGGCGGCGGCGTCGCCGTATCAGCCGCGCCAGCGGCGGGAGCAGGTACGCCAGCCACGGGCGGCACAGACCGCCCCGGCCCGCCCGGACAGGGACGCGGTACAGCCCGTGCGCCGGGAGCGCGGCGCAACTGACGTAACCGAACGGGTTGCTGCTGCGGTGTTTGACGCGGCCAAGCGGCTGGAAAAAGAGCGCGGCACGCAGCGCGACCGGGTGCCCGGCCCGGCTGTTTTGGAGTCGTACAACAAAATGGCCAGCAGCGAGGGAATGCGGCCTATTCCGCCGCAGACGCTGTACGCCGAGTTGCGGCGGCTGGGCGTTCGGCCCCTGGCCCGGAAAGTGCGGTATCGCGACCGGGATTGTGCGGCGATCAGTCTGAGCGCCACGACGCGGCGCAAGCTGTTGGGGGTGGGGTGATGCAGGTTATCCACTACAATATCCCGGCTGTTACGAACGCGTTTTTGCGCGTGGCGTGTCGCAGTCACAATTTCAAATCCTACTCTATCGATCCGCGCCGGGTGACGTGCAAGAACTGCAGGAAAACGCAGGTGTATCGCGACGCAATGCAGCGGTGGGAGGGGCGGAAATGAGAATATTTTGCATTCTATTCCTTTGCTTCTGGGTTGTGTTTGCGGTGTGGGCGTTGGGGCGCGGCGCGCTGGACGTGCTGAGCGGTTTTTGGGCGTTTATTTCGGGGGTGATGTGATGAACAAGCTGAAAATGTTGCCCTGCCCGTTCTGCGGCGGGGAGGCGTCTATAGGGAGCACGACGTACAGCGAGATAACTGTCCGGGAACAGGAGTGGGATCAGGATACGTTTTACCACGTGGGTTGTATGCATTGCGGCGGGGAATGCAAGGGGGTGGTTGGTTTTGAAACCAGGGAGGCTGCGGCTGCGGAGTGGAACAAGCGTGTGATGCCTCCGTGTCTCGAAATTGGTGCTTTGCCTCTTGGTGAATCGGAGTTCCTGGGCGGATTTATGGAATGTGACGACGAGGAGTTGGTAACGCTGGCCCCCGCGATTCCGAATGACAAACCGCTATTCACCGAGCGCGAGGCGTTTCTCGAAATCGCGGACGCGGCGTTGCAGGTACAGGAAACGACCGGGGCGGACGTGTTTGTGGATTATCGGACGGATATATCGCTGATTAGCATTCAAGTATATCCGCATGGTTGGGGTTTTGAAATCTGCGGTTTGTGTTCTCTCGTTTCGTTTTCGTTGAAGAACGAGCAGGACGTGGGCGAAGCGTTCCGGCACGTCGCAGCATGGGAAACGATGATTATGCAGGCGAGGGAGGGGCGGTCGTGAACCACAACGACGAAATTGCCCGGTTGCAGGCCGAGGTGAAACACTACCGGGCCGCGCTGGATCAACAGAAATCGCAACTCCAGTTGTTGGCGAATATGTGCCCGGACGACGAGGACGACGAGGCCGTTTATATCGAAACTATCGACGCGAGTATCAGTCTGATTGACGCGGCGTTGCAGGACTCTCCGTTGCTGACGCCCAAGCGCTGCGAGTGTGGCAGCTGGAAATACCGCCGGGAGATCGACGAGGACGGGCGTGTAAAGCGCATTATCTGCCAGGGCTGTGGCCGTGGTGTGAAATCCTCGGACGGGATTTCGTGGGGGGCGTTGGTTGATCTGTTTAACCGCTGGTACCCGGATTACGGGAGCAAGCCCACGTTGACGATTGACGACGACGGAAACACGAGGGTGGTGGGATGAACGTTGCAGTTGATGCGCCCACGCGCCCGGTGCTGCGCTACCACGGCGGCAAGTGGAAGCTGGCGCCGTGGGTGTTGGCCCACTGTCCGCCGCACGTGGGGTATATTGAGCCGTTTTGCGGTGCGGCGTCTGTGTTGTTGCGCAAGCCGCGTGTGCAGACGGAGGTAATCAACGATCTGAACAGCGACGTGGTGAATCTGTTCCACGTTTTGCAATCCCCCCCCCAAGCCGAGGAGTTGCGCCGGTTGTGCGAGCTGACGCCGTTTGCTCGCGACGAGTTCGACCAGAGCTACGAGCCAGCGGAAACCCCGGTGGAGCGGGCGCGGAATTATATTATCCGCTCATTTTTCGGGTACGGCTCAAAATCCAACGTTTCCCGGTCGAAAAACGGGTTTCGGACGCTACGCACGGGCGAAAACAGCCCTGCTGTGGACTGGGCGCGCTGGCCCGATGTGGTTCCGATGTTGGTGCGGAGGCTGCGCGGGGTGGTGATCGAACACCGGGAGGCGGTTTACGTGATTGAGGCGTTCGACCGACCGGAGCACCTGTTTTATGTGGACCCGCCCTACGTGCATGTAAGTCGGAATTTGGTGCATGGCACGTATTCCCACGAGCTGACCGACGACGACCACCGAGCGCTGGCCACAACCCTGCGCAACTGCCAGGGGGCTGTTGTTCTCTCCGGGTATCCGTCGGAATTGTACGAGGAGTTGTACGGCGATTGGACGCTGGTGCAGCGCCGGGCCTACGCGGATAAATCCAGCCCGCGCACGGAATGCCTGTGGCTCAACAAGGCGTGCGTGGACAGACTCGGCGGGCAGATTCGCCTGCCGTTGGAGGGGTGAGAGCATGCAACTGACACGGATTCCGATAAAGCATTTTCACCTGTTTTGCGGTCTGGGCGGCGGTGCGCTCGGGTTCAACCAGGGTACGGCCAGGGTGGGCAACCTGCAGGCCGAGTTCCGTTGCCTGGGCGGTGTGGACTGCGACGCGGCGGTGATTCGCGATTTTACCCGCCTGGTGGGTGTGCCGGGCACGTTGCTGGATCTGTTCGACCGGGAACAATACACGGATTTTCACGGACAGGAGCCGCCTGCTGACTGGCGCGAGGCCTCCCTGGACGATATCCGACGCGCCGCCGGCGGCGAGCGTCCGGACATAGTTTTCACCAGTGCGCCGTGCAAGGGGTTTTCCGGGCTGCTCAGCCAGAAAAAATCTACAAGCCGCAAGTATCGGGCGCTCAACCGTCTGACCGAGCGGGGAATCTGGCTGGCGTTGGAGTCCTGGGCCGACGATCCGGTGCCGCTGATTATTTTCGAGAACGTGCCGCGCATTGCTTCGCGGGGGCGCGAACTGCTGGGCCGCATTACCGCACTGCTGCGGCATTACGGGTACGCAGTGGCCGAAACCACGCACGACTGCGGCGAATTGGGCGGATTGTCTCAGAGCCGCAAGCGGTTTTTGCTGGTTGCGCGCCACTGCGAGAAGGTTCCGCCGTTTTTGTACGAGCCGGACAAGCGCCCGCTGGGCAGCGTGGGGGACGTGCTGGAAAAATTGCCCCTGCCCGGGCAGGACTGCAACCCTATGCACTCCCTGCCTGCTCTTCAGTGGAAAACCTGGGTGCGACTGGCGTTTGTGGAGGCTGGTTCGGACTGGCGCAGTTTGCAAAAACTGGCGGTTCAGGACGGAGTGTTGCGAGATTTTGGGATTGTGCCGGAGCGGGTGTGGCAGGACGGTGCGCTCGGTGTTTTGGGATGGAACCAGGCCTCCGGGGTGGTGACGGCCAAAGCCGGTGTGCAGTCCGGACGGTTCAGCGTGGGTGATCCGCGCGAGTTTTCCAGTTCGCGCAACGACTATCTGGGCGTGTTGCGTTTCGACGAAACAGCGGGTGCTGTTACCGGAAATTCCCGTTGCCACTCCGGACGTTTCAATGTGGGTGATCCGCGCATAAACGGAGTGCGACACCACAATATTTTTCGCGTTGTGACGTGGGGGGAGGTTTCCCCGACTGTGACGAGCGGTGTGGGCCCGACGTCTGGAGGACTGGCCGTTGCCGATCCGCGCGGCCCTCAGTCCGGAACGTTCGGCAAATACGCCGTGACAGACTACGAACAGCCCGCCGGAACCGTGATTGCTGGCAGCACAACGGGCCAGGGAGCGTTTGCAGTGGCCGACCAGCGCGTGGGGCCGTACCGGGGCGAGCACTACGGGGTGCAGGCGTGGAGCGGCACGAGCCGCACGGTTCCTGGACGCGCAGCTTGTGACAAAGGGCAGTGGAGCGTTGCCGACCCTCGCGTGGCATTCAAGGGCAAGCAGTCAGGCAACTATCTGACCTCGGGGCATTATGGGGTGCAGGCGTGGAGCCGATCGAGCGGGGCTGTGATAGCCCGTGCCCGGCACGACAAGGGGGCGTTCTCCGTTGCCGATCCGCGTTTGCCGGAACCGTCGCAGAATTTGACCTGCGTGATTATTGCGCGGGACGGGACCTGGCACAGGCCGTTTACGACGTTGGAACTGGCCGCGTTGCAGGGCCTGCTGGTGCCTGGCGTTGATTTTGCCCTGGACGGCGAGTCGCACCAACACTGGCGGGAGAGAATAGGCAACGCAGTGCCGCCGCCTGCGGCAAGGGCGATTGCCGGGGTGATGGGCACGACGCTGCTCCTGGCCATGAGCGGGGAAAAATTTCATATGAGCCGCAACCCGATTTGGGTACGCGGCGTAGCTGCCGGGCTGAGCCTGGAGATGGGGGAAGGGTAATGCAGACCGCACCTATCCTCGATGCGGCGGGCAAGCCCGCTGCCCCGCTGACACGGCACGAACTACGCCTGCGCGAGAGTATCCAAAGCGGCGAGGTTCAGCGGCGATACAATGCTCTGGAACGTCGTAGGGCGTTGCCGCTGCACGAAAAAGTCGAGTTGTCCCTGGAACGCATCCGCGAGTTTGGCGAGGCGTTCGGCTGGCACGTGTCCAGTTCGTTTTCCGGTGGGATGGATTCCACGGTGATGGTTGACCTGGTGGAGCGCGTTCGCCCTGGGTTGCCCCGCGTATTTTGCAATACGGGGTTGGAGTACCCGGAAATTTGCCGTCACGTGAAGCGTACCGCAAACGTGGTGGTGATGCGGCCACGGGTTCCGTTTCACCGTGTTGTGCGTGACGAAGGGTGGCCTATCGCGTCCAAGCGCGTTGCCCGCGGTGTGTGCGTGCTGCGCAATCCGACCGGCCAGAATCAAAATATCTGGCGGCTGTACGATCAGGGGATCAACCGGCGGGGCGAAGCTGTGTCCGGTTTTAAAGTGCCGCAGCAGTGGCGTTTTCTGGTGAATGCGCCGTTCAATATTTCGGATAAGTGCTGCGATATAATGAAGAAAGAGCCTATGCACCGCTACGAGCGCGAAACCGGGCGGGTGCAGTTTGTCGGGATTATGGCCAGTGAGTCTAAGGGACGCGAGAAAACGTACGTTGAGGTGGGGTGCAATGCTTATGACCTCAAGCACCCGAGATCCTGGCCGCTGGCGTTTTGGACCCGCCAGGACGTGCTGGAATATATTCGTATGCGTCGGCTCTCCTATGCCTCGGTGTATGGGGATATCGTTGACGGGCCAAATGGGTTGGAGACTACGGGCGTTAACCGCACTGGCTGCGTGTTCTGCCTGTTTGGGTTGCAGATGGAGACAGGGGAAAATCGTATTCAGCGCCTGGCCCGGACGCACCCGCGTTTGTGGAAATATTGCGTGGAGCGCTTGGGAATGGGCGAAGTGTTCAAATTTTGCCGCGACAACGCTATGCCGCGATTGGCCGCCAAGTTCCGTGCGGAGCCTGGGCAGGTTATGCGTTCGTTGGCGTTGCCGGGGCTGTATCAGTGAGGGAGGGACGTATGAGCGGTGAATGCCAAATAGACGGTTCAGGGTTGACCGTGAATATAGACGACCTGTTGGCGTTTGAGGAGGGCGAGGAATGAATTTTGCCAGCGTTGATGATCTGGTGGCGCTGTACGGTCGTCCCGTTTCCGTGGATACCGTCGCCAAGTTTTTCCAGGTTGCCAGGTCTACGGTGATTGCGTATCCGGAAAGATTCGGGGGCGTCGCCGTGACCGAAGGGAAGCGGAGGCGCTGGCGGTTCTTTGAAAGTGGAATAGAGAGGACGGTAAATGGCGAGTTTACTAGAAAAAAACGGCAAACGCCGTTGGCGAGCCCGTGTAATGGTGGACGGCGTACGTCGGGGAAAATGGTTTCCCGACGACTCCCGGCGCAGCAAGCACGAAGCAATCGCGTGGGAGGAGAAAACGCGGGCGGCGATGGAGAAAGAAGCCGCGACCCCCACGGTTTGTTGTCCGACAGTGTTTGAGTGGCTGACCAAGTATCTGGATATGTGCAGGCGAACAATGGCACCGCGAACGTATCGGGAAGAGAAGCAACCCATTGCAAAGGCGTTTGTCCAATTCGTTGGGGCGGATTTGCCCGTAGATCGACTGCTTATGAATGAGTCGGGCGCGTTTTCCGTGGAATTGGTCCGCAGCTATCTGGACGAACAGGCAGCTACGCGCAGCGGCAACGCGGCCAATAAGGAACGTAAGAACCTGCGCGCCGCATGGGAAGCCGGGCCGGGGTTGGTACCCGGCTGGCCGCAGACACTGCCGGTTAATCCGTTCGATAAGGTTCGGCGTTACCCGGAGGTTCGGCACCCCAGATATGTGCCGCCTGCCGAGGATTTTTGGGCGGTGTATAATCTGACGACCGGACAGGACCGGATAATTATGTTGACGTTGTTGCACCTGGCCGCTCGCAAGGGCGAAATATTTTCGTCCGAGGGCAAGTTGGGGTTGCGGGTCCAGGACCTGTTTTTCAAGCGGAAAGAGGTGCGTCTGTGGACGCGCAAGCGCGGAAACGGAGACTTGGAGCCAGACCTGCTGCCTATGAGCGAGGAGCTGATTCAGGGGCTGGCGTGGTGGCTGGACACGCGTAAAAAGCCGGACGCGGAAACCGTGTTCTATTGCGAGGACGTCGGCGACGCCGAGCCGAATGCGTTTGAGTGGGAGGGGCAACCGTTCCGCCAGCGTATGCACTGGCTCAACAAAATGTGCCAGCGTGCTGGGGTGCGGAAATTCGACTACCATTCTATCCGGCACTTTACGGCGCGGCACCTGTACGAGAAAGGATATCCGATCCAGCATATACAGCGTGTGCTGCGGCATAAATCACCGAAAACGACTGAACTCTATCTGATGAAATTGGGGGTGGGTGCTATCCGAGGTCTGACTGCGGATATGCCGCACCCTGAAAACGGTCGGCTGCTGGAATTCCCGGTGGCAAAAAGAAACGCCTCCTGA